TAGCAATTCAGGTTGGTTACACTTATTTATAGTGTAGAATATACAATTTTTCAACCTGAAAAACCAGTTTTTTAACTGAAAATCAGAAATTTCTTTCTAATTTTGTGCCATCATGTACATAGTTCCCAAATTTTTAATAAAATATGTATATTTATATAAAAATAACCCTTAAATATCCATTATTATGATTTCAAAAGAAAAATTTATAGAACGCTCTATTTTAAAACATGGTAATAAATATGACTATTCTAAAGTTGATTATAAGAAAATTACCGATAAAGTTATTATAATTTGCCCAATACATGGAGAATTTATAATGGAAGCAAGAACACACTATAGAGGGCAAGGATGTCCAAAATGTGGTATTGAAAAAAGGGCCAAAAAAAAGACACTAAGTAAAGAAGAATTTATAAAAAAAGCAAAAGAAAAATTTGGCGATTCTTATGATTTTGAAAATATTGAATATGTAAACACTAAAACACCAATTAAAATCATATGTGAAAAACATGGTGAAAATTATATAACACCACATGATATGTTTTCACACAAATACCCGTGTCCAAAATGCGGAAACAAAGATAAAGGTATAACATTAACGCAAGAAGAATTTTTAAATCGTTCAATAAAACAACATGGCAATAAATATGATTATTCACTTGCAATATATAAAAATCAAGAAACAAAAGTTAAAATCATATGCCCAAAGCATGGTGTGTTTGAAACGAATCCATTCTCACATATGGAAGGACATTGTTGCCCAAAATGTAGTAGAGAAAAACAATCAATAACACAAACAAAAAACACTGAATCATTTATTAATAAAGCCAAAACAATACATAAAAATAGATATGATTATTCTAAAACAAAATATGTTAATGCAAGAACTTTAGTTACAATAACTTGTAAAAAACATGGTGATTTTTCTCAAATGCCATATATTCATCTTGATGGTTGTGGCTGTCAAAAATGTGGTATGATGATTTCACATCAAGAAAATGAAATTTTTGAGTATTGTAAATCAATATTTCCGGATGCTGAACAATCAAACAGGTCTCTTATCCATCCTTATGAAATTGATATCTATATACCTTCTTTAAGAATTGGAATTGAATATAACGGGCTTTATTGGCATTCAAATGCTTGCGTTGACAAAAATTATCATTTACAAAAACTTGAACTTGCAAAAAAGAATGGAATTAAATTAATTCAAATTTTCGAAGATGAATATATAAACAATAAAGAGTTGGTTTTGAAAAAAATTGGCCATATTTTAAATGTTGCCAATAATAATCAAAAAATATCTGGCCGTAAATGTGAAATCATAGAAATAACAAACCATGAGGCAGAAGGTTTTCTAAATAAAAATCACATACAAGGCTATGCAATATCAACAGTTCATCTTGGTGCTTTTTTCAATAATGAACTCATTGCAGTAATGTCATTTAAATTAGAAACAAAAAATTCTTCTAAATGGGAATTGACAAGATTTGCAAGTAACAACAATTATATTTGCCAAGGTGTCGGTGGAAAATTGTTTAAACATTTTATTAAAAAATATGACCCTAAAGAAGTGAAATCATTTGCTGACAGAAGATGGACAATAGATGAAAATAGCAATCTCTATATTAAACTTGGGTTTAATTTTAATGGATATACAGTTCCTGACTACAAATATTTTCGTGAAAATGACGGTATTAAAAGACAGCATAAATTTGGGTTTAGAAAACAAAAACTAAATAAAATATATGGCTTACCACTAACAATGACTGAAACTGAAATGACTGAAAAACTTGGCTACAAAAAAATATATGACTGTGGGCTTATAAGATATGTTTGGAAACAAAATAATTTAAATTAAAAAGGCGGTGAATAACTCACTGCCTTTATTATTTTTTTTCCCATTTATAACACAAGCATCCGCAATCATAAATCCTGTACCATTTTTGAGATAAGCAAAATTCATGTTCACTCATATTTTCAGGACAATTATATTTTTTTATAAGAATGCTTTTTCTATAATTAAATCTATAATGTCTTTTTTGACCGATAACATAATAATAATTTGGCCTTGAAGTATTATATTTGGTGAAGCCTAATTTTTCATATAAATTACCGCACGACCATCTTCTATCGGCATAGCTAACCATATTATTTGGTTTGTAATTTTTGATAAAATGGTTTAAAAGTTTGCTTGCACCACCTACTACATTGGTGTTTAGTTTATTGCAGAATCTTAGTAATTCCCATTCATTTTTACCATTTCCAATAAAATGTCTGCTTTTTCCAAATGTCATTAATGATACCAATTCATTATTATAATATAAGCCAATTTTAACACTTGACCCACATTTACCCTGAAGATGGTTTTCATTAAGAAATTTACTTGCTTCATTTGATGGCACTTCTTTTATTTCACATTTTCTAGCATATAGTTTGGTTTCTGTCTTATTAAACATGTTTTTTAACATGGATTTTACAATCTCTTGCTTATATCTCCATTCATCTTCAAATATGTGAATTAGTTTAATGCCTTTTTCTTCACATTTTTTTGTTTTGTCAAGATGATAATTTGTATATTTACGTATTTCTGAGTGCCAATATAGTCCATTAAACTCAATTGCTATATTATATTTAGGTACAAATATGTCAAGTTCTTTATCTATTATATTTTTGACATTCTCTTTAATTATGTCATTTTTAGGTAAAACAGTTCTTAAAAAACTAACTATTCCTTTTTCAGGACTTGATATAATATTTCCACATTTTGGGCAACCATGTTTTAAATGGATATGATTTGACGGGTCTTGCCAAAATTCACCATGTTTAGGACAAATTATACAGACTTTTGTACTTCCATCTATATAATTAACTTTAGAGTAGTCATATCTATCACCCTGTACTTCTTTTGCAACCGCAATCCACTCATCTGTCGTAAATTTAGTTTTACTACTTGTAACAATCCTACCACATTTAGGGCACCCTTGTTTACCTTTAATATGATTGTTCATTACTTGATAAAAAACACCATGCTCAGGACATATAATAGGATATTTAATTCTGTCATTTTTATAATCTGTTATTAACGAATAATCATATCTATCCCCATGTACTTCTCTAGCAAGTGCAATAACTTCTTCAATACTTCTTCTTTTACCTTGTGCCGATTTTATATATCTACATTTAGGACAACCCTCTCCTGAAAGTAAATGTCCTGGTGATATTTCAAAGTCACCATGTTCCTTACAAGTAACAATTACCTTGGTTTTATTATTTACATAATTAACTTTTTCAAATGAATAATTTTGACAATGAGATAATTTTGAAACTATATTTACAAAACTTTCTGTTGTGTATCGCCCTTTACCTGCACAAAAAGGACATCCCTGTTTTCTATATATGTGATGTTGAAAATCTTTATAAAAAATACCATGGGTTTTACAAATTATAGGCTCGTTTTGTTTCATAGTATGAAATTCATTAATCATTGAATAATCATAAGTATCACCATGGATTTCCTTTGCCTTTTCTATTATACTTTTTAAATCTTTCATTTTGTTTTTTTTTTATATAAATAGTACAATAAAACCAAATGGACCAAAAAATGATTTTTTATTCGATATATTTTTTCAAGAATTGTAAACCAGCCAAACAAGTCTTGGAATAATGTATATCTTCATGCCAATTTTCTATAAAACTATTATAGAATCTTTTAATTAAATCAGTAGTATTAACTCTATTCAAAAAATAGCGTGGTACTCTATCAATTTCCCCGTCTGCCAACATTTTACCATATGTTTCAGGTAGTAAAAGTTGACAAGTTAAAAATGCAGGCTCATTAAATATTTCATAATTAGTAAAATATTCTAATTTAGTACCCTCAGTTATTTCACTCGGTTTTATTTTTTCCTGATTTGAATTAAACAATGAATGGTCTTCTGTCACTTCTACGGTCATATCACCGTCAGAAACTTCATAAATGTCTTTATCAGTTTTATGTCTGTAAATATATGAAGGACTAACCCATCCGCCACGACATAAAACTTTATATGGTTTTGAAGAATAATCATATTCACGGCCTAAATCATCTATTTCAATTTTATCTTCATTTATTAACTCAGATATTGGTTTTATGTCAATTAACCCTGTTTTTTCATATTTAATAAATAAAGGTGTATCACCCGTAAATGAGTCTCCAACTATAGGTGTATAGTTATATTCACTTCCAAGGCCATTTTTATAACCCAAATTGGAAAAATGACCAATCATAAGTCTTAATGCTTGTCTACCTGTACAAGTTGTTCTTTCAGCACATGCAACTGATTTCCATGGATAAACGGCTCCATTGTTAGAACCATATGAGCCAAAAAATGAATTGCAAAAAACCTTACGTAGTGAAGACAAATTATCATTTAATGCAAATTCTTTTAATACTTTATGATATTCATGGAGTTCTTCTTTGGTTAATTTTTCCCCACCATTAATTTTATTGTTATATTTTTCAACAATTTTTCCTGCGGCATTTTTCTTTCCTTTGTATTGTTCTCTTGTTGTTAAGAAATAAAACAAAAATTTAAGTGTTGCACCTGTTAAATCATTTTCATCCTCAATACCCCATGTTAATATGATTGATGGGTAAAGGCTATTATAATCGAATTTTACAAGCATTCGATTACCTGTATAGCCAACCGACAATAATCTTGACAAACCGCCTGTAAAACTGCCTGTATTTACAGCATAAGGTATTGCCAAGTTATTTTCATAACTCCAAGCAAGCATAAGGGATTTCCATTGTCCCGCAGTACCCATGGTGCAACATTTTTGGAATGGCAATGGTAATGATTTACATATATTAAAAGCACTCTGATTAAGTGACAATTCAACTTTATCACATTCCCACAAGTCGTCTAAAAGGTATCTTTCAACAATATATCTTCCTGTTACTGACTTAAATCCATCTTCGAAATTATTAAATTTCTTTACATATCTTCTTTTTGTAACACCGTCAAAAGCATATTTATTATAGGCATTGGAATCTACCATGTACCAATCACCGTTTTCATCATTCAATGCATAATGTTCCTCGTTATCATTCCATACTTCAGAAATTTTACGACCAGGAACATAAACACGATTGGGCTTTTTAAGTTCAAGATATTCAGTTGCATACTTTAGGTTTGCTTCCTTGAAATTACTATCAACGGCTTGTGCTCTTCTTACTGCATGTAATGAATCAGTAATAATAGTTCTTGGTACCTTTGTTCTATTGAATTTTTCAATTTCACCACCTAATTTCAATATAGACTCTCTTTCATCTTTTTTTATTGGTACACCATCAAAGAATTTCTCACTAATACTTTCTAAACTGGTGCCAAGTCTTTCACAAGCACCAATAATCATATTCCAGTCGAATGCCTCTCCATTGTGAGCTGTGATTACATCAGGCCTGAATGTGTATATGATTTTTAAAAAATTAATTATATTTTCTAATTCTGATTTATTTTTTTCTTCGTCAGTTTCACCTTCTGTTGTAAAAATTTTTTCAAATGTAATATATTCACCTTTATATTTAACTTGCCTATTAAATCTAATACCAAACTGTTCTATCCTATCTGTTTTAACATTAAGACCTGTTGTTTCCAAGTCAAATATCATTCTTAGTGTTTGGTCATAGTCATCATAACCCTTAAAGAAACGCTTTCCTGTTGAAATCAAGAACTGCTCTTCGGGTATTACCGCCAAATATTGAGGTTTGGTATTGCTCTTTTCCTCTTTTTTATCGTCTTTCTTCTTTTTCTTTGTTATGGGATTACCCGCTGTCTTGAAAAATTTGAGAAAATCAAAATAACTCATGGGTTTTATTGCATAAAACATATATGTATAACCGTCTAACATTGATGTTACCACTTCACCCTTTGTATTGGTTACATCAAGTTTTTTAACCCATATATTGTTATATTTCAATAGATTTCTTAATTTTACCCTATCGCCATTGCATAAACTGAGACAAGCGTCCCTTGTGGCCCATACAAAAGGATAAAAAGGCTCTTTGCCTATACATTTATCATCATTCTCATTGCGATAATATACCTTTATGAAATTATCACTATATGAATATTCCAAATTTACAATTCTCTCCTGAGGGTCCCTTCCGTTCAGAAATTCAGTTATTACCTCAGGGGTTATTTCTTTTTTCTTAAAGTTTTCAGACATTATATTTGTTTTTGTTTAAAAATATACAAATTTTTATCTGAATTTCCAACCATATAACCCTAATTTATCTTCCACTGTATAAAAAGGCTCATTGAAATGCATTGTCAATCTACCATGTTCTGGATATTCCGTGAGATTTTCAATATCTATCCAAGATAAAGCCAAAATACCATAAGTTGCATATTCCATGGAATAACAAGAAGTTTCTTCTACTGTCTTTAATGGCAATGTTGTAATAACTTGTTTTACTATTGAGTATGTTGTAGAATCGGGCGTTATATCGCCATTGCTGCTCGGATTATCAATATCCCATGCGGGCCCCCATACATATTCAGGCATCTCGCTGAAAAAGAAATTATAGACATAAGTTCCGTCAGTATTCTTACCCAAGGGTTTTACATATACCAGTTTTAATTTATCTTCTTCCATTCGTAATTTTATTTTTAATCCCCTAAAAATAATCCTTTATATAAAAAAAGTCAATCTTAATAGACTGACTTATAATTGTTACCAAGAACTGTTCATAAATGTTATTTGTTTCCTCTTCCCTGTATGTGAGGGTGTCCTGTGTTTTAAGGTGTTATTATTTCTAACAATAGTTGTGCCTGTTTTCTTATTTTGAGTATTACTTTTACCTTTATGTGAACATCCCCATTTAAAATATTCGTTATTAAAAACTGATTTATCTAAATATTCTATTTTCACATCAGGATTTTTCCATACAGCATAGTTGAAAGATAATTGGTCCCTGTGACTATATTGTTCAACTTCTTTCCACCATGCTTCCATTAGTCTTATACAATCTTCATTATTATGATAACGGAAAATAATATTTGACTGTACTAAACCATAGTTTTTAGGAAAGCCTTCTTTTTTATAAACACTCATTTGCTTATTAACATTTTCACTTGTATCTTTTTTAATTTTAATAACGGCCTTAGCCTCTTCATATATACATCTTCTTGTAGGATGTTTTCCAATAAATATAGAAATATCTTCTTTATTACAGTATTTTTCAATGTATTTATTAACATCACCCTTGAAGATATAATTACCATCAACCCATACCGAAAAATCATATTCAGAAAGATATTTGTGAGGATTAATTTTTATATTTCTTTGCCTTTTTACATTACTTAAATAATCTAATTCAGAAGGGATTGGCCTCATTTGCCATATCTTGCTTTCAAATGGCGTATCAGTAAAACATATATAATCGAATCCCTCACTAATAACCTTAGGGTCTTCTAATTTGTCATAACCGCCTGTTATACAAGTGTAAATAACTTTTTTATTTTCCATAATATTTTAAATTTTTACCATGATGTATTCATAAATGTTATTTGTTTTCTTTTTCCTGTATGTAATGGTTTATTAGTTACTTTATTTATTACCTTATTTGCTGTTCTATTTATTTTTTTATTTCTTTCTTTTGATGTTTTAACGATGTTTTTTTCTTCTTCAATTTGCTTAAGGCCAATTTTTTTAATATATTCGTCATTTCTGTTTTTTAAATTATTAACCAATGCTAAACCATTCCCCTTAAATTCTTTAATCTCTTTTCCTGAATATAAATTATTATTTTTAACCCATACAACTTTTTTCATTAAATCATTTTCTCTTTTTTTCAAAAAAATATCATCAGCAAAAAGACATTTTTTAATTTCATTAATATCAATCGTATCGACATTTAATATATTTGGTGGGTATAAAACGCCACCAACACCTGTTGCAAATAAATCAAAAGAAGGTTGAAATGCTTCTGATTTGTATTCATATAACCATTTTGCATATTCAATTGGATTACCTTCTTTATCGTATTTTATTTTATGTACACGTCTCGCTGATATAGAAAAGGGAAACTTAAGATAAGAATCATATAGAGTCTTCAAAAGGTCATTGTTATAAATTATATCATCATCAATGGTTATAATTGGATTGTTTTTATATTTTTTCATAACATAATACCATTTTTTATTCGGTCCTAAATCCTCATCGGTTATAATAATTTCAATTTTATTTTCTTCTAAAAAATTTTGTAAATCAGCATCCATATATCTTATATCTTCTTTATATAAAGTTAAACAAATCTTATATGGTTTTTTTGTCTGTTTTAAAATACTATTAATTACATCTTTTAAATGTAATAATCTTTTTTTATAAGAAGTGATTGAAACAATAATCTTATCATCGCCAAAATATTTAAAATTATTAATTAACCATTTCTCTTTAGAAACTTCGTTACCACGATAACTTCCTCCACCATAATGAATAACATAATCATTTGTTCTTATTGTTTTATATGGTATTTTTTCCTTATTTAAAAATAAACTACATCCAGTATCTTCCATAAAACGAATATAATGTTCTTTATCTAATCCAAGCATATGTTTTTCATCGAAATACTTTATATCTTTTCCTTTCAATACCTGTGGGTTTAAAAAACAAATAAAGGGATATACTCTTTTAAATTGAGAAGAAATCTCACCAATAAATCCGTAATCTTTATTAAATAAATCTGAAATATCTTTTTTTAATAAAACATCAGAATCTAAAAGAATAAATGGTTCATTAATGATATCCATTATTTTTTGAATGGAATAACAATGTTTAGCTGAAGATATTTTTCCATCCTTGTATTGATAGTTCTTCAACCATTTTTCAAAATCAATTATTTGTCCTTTAGTATTATCGAAATAAACAATATTATCCTGTCTATATATAAATGGATATTTATCACTGTTGTCAAAAATATAAATTTTCGAATCAGGTGTAAATTTATTAATACTTTTTATTAAACACTCTGTTAATAATGGTGTATTATAATGTATTATAGAGATATTTATCATTGTTTTTTTTTTGTTTTCTACCATGACATATTCATAAAAGTTATTTGTTTCCTTTTTCCGGAATGTATTTTTCGAGAAAATTGTTTTTTTGTAGATTTAGTTGTAGTCTTATTTACCTTTTTTGATGTTTTTTTTATGCCTATTTTTTGTTTGTCTCTTTTTTTTGTTGCTTGTTTCTTTAATTCTTCTGCTGTTCTTAATTCCCATTTGTCTATTGATATTTTAGGAAATATTTTTTTTGCTTCTTCTTCGGCATTAATAATTTTTAAAGCATTAAAAAAATTTCTTTCTTTTTCTCGCATTCCATCTTCATATGTCTGTTTATTCTCATTATATAATGCAGAATCCTGACTTTCATCAATCGTTTTAATTTTCCTTAAATCATTCATTGCATTAATATTAATATTTTTTTTAATAAAAAATGCTTTTAGCCATCCTTCATCACACTTTGTTACATATTTATCTCTTAATTCTTCATAATCAAACGACTCAATTGGAAAAATATTTGGTGGGAAGCAACAACCATGTCCCAAAAAGCTGTTTTTTTGTGATTCTCCGATAAAACAATGACTTTGTATAATGTTTATACCTTCATAATCAATACCACGGGACCAATAACAAGAAATAGCATTAGGATGTTCTTTCGCCTCAGTAATAAGTTCTTTTAAGAAATTTGAAGGATATAAAGTATCGTCATCAATAAAGACATTAAAACACGAATTAAAATATTTAAAACACTCATGACGTTTATGGCAAAAAATATTTTTCTTAACCCACATAATATCAGTTAATAACCTATCGGTTAAACATTTTTCGATATGTTTAGGTAAATTGTCTTTTTCATATTCATCTTCTGATAACCATAAAATAATTTTATTTGGCTTTATGGTTTGGTTTTTAAAATTTTCTAACATTTTTGGCATATACATATCTCTTTTAGGGTATGTTGTAAAATTAACAATGATTTTATTTTCTATTTCCATAATTTTGCTTTTATTATTTTTTTATTTCAATATAATTACCATGACATATTCATAAAAGTTATTTGTTTCCTTCTTCCCGTATGCAATGGTTTTCTATTTTTTAAACCTCTTTTTATAATAGTTGTTTTTGTTTTATCATTTTTTTTTGTTTTTTTTGTCAAATCATCATATGTTTTATTATATTTTTTCTTTATATATTCTCTTAATATTTTATGTTCATTGTTAATTACATTTTTATAAGCAACAGTTCCACGTTTAGACCATGCATTTTCTTTATCTTTTTTACTTTTATCACGAATTTTTGATAAATTTAATTTTTCGTTAAAAATATATTTATTATTATTCAATAAAACAGAATATGTAAATATCAAATCATTAAACGGTATTTTATCAATTCCATATTTTAAAACTACATTGTTATATAAGTCATCAAAATATGGTTGAAACATTTCAGTTTTAAACATTGAAGCAGCACCATAATGCGTATAAATATGATTTTCCCACTGATATGCGCCACTTGTTACTGGATATTTTTCATTATATTCTTCAAAACAAGCATATAATGTCTCTATAGCATTATTAGGATAATCAATATCATCATCTATTGAAACTATAATATCATTTGGATATTTTTCCATTGTTGGTATTATTTTTTTATAAACTTTAGTATTTTCTTTAACCCAATTTATTTCAAATATATCATCTTGCTTTTCAATTAAATCTTGTGGTAAATCTTTTTCCTTATTTTTAAATTCATCACTTGATAAATTCAATATTATCTTATCAGGTTTTAATGTTTGCTCTTTCATTAAATCAACCGTATGAGCACAATTCTTAATTCTTTTTTCCCAAGAAGTAAAGGAAACAATTATTTTATTTTTCTTTGTATTATTATCTGTCATTATGTTTCTTTTGTTTTAATTATGTTATATTTCATTAATTCTTGTTCTATTTGTAAAGCAACATCTTTTCCTTCTAAATCCATTATAGAATCTTCACATTCTATTATTTTTATATTACTTTTTGTGGCTTCTTTTGTTAGATTTAATTTCTTATGTATAATAATAACAAGCGGATAATTTGTTGTCGTATCTAATAATTTAAAAAAAGACTCTTTATATTCATTAATATACTTTGTATCACTATAGTTAAATGAATATAAAATAATGGTGATTCTGAAGTTCGATTTATTCTGTCATACCACTTATTTTTAGCATAATCCAAAATATTATTATAGTATATATTTATACCTTGTCTAAAAGGCACTTCTTTTGTTTCGTCTTTTATATAATGAATAAAATGTAAATTAATGAAATCGTCTAATGTTGCAATAACTGATAGTTTGTCTTGCATTTTATAATTTTCTAAAGAAAAAATAACATTATCTAAATGTATAGAATTATAATTTTCCATTAAATTTATAAAATCATCCACAAATATACTATTCCATATAAATGGATTAGGGTATTTTATATTATTATTTCTATATATCCTTGCACCGACACAATTATTGCAGATAATATTAGTAACCATAAAACTTTCAAATTATTAAACTATTTATAAATAGCAAAAATAATAAAAATAATAGAATATACTATGACTTTATTTAAAGAAATTGCCACTGAATCAATCAAAGATTTCTTGAAAGAAGATAAACAACAGAAATCTAACAAAAAGACAAAACCTGTAATCAATATAAACGAAAACCAATTAAGACAGATAGTGTCTGAAACTGTGAAAAAAATATTGAAAGAAGAAAAAACCGATTGGAATCAGATAAGGCAATCAAGAGAAGATAATTTTTGGGATACTCTTGAATATTACATGGGATTAAAAGATGAACGAGGTTATTTAAGTCCGGAACAATTATCAGATGCTCAGGATGTATGTGATAAACTCTCTTGTTTTGGCGAAGACACTGATGAATTCTGCGAATATGCAAGAGAATATCTCGGCTTGGATTAAATGTATTGACAGGGTATCATATAGCACCCCCACCAATACATCAAAAATAATTTTAAAAAATTAACAATCAAATATTTATCTATATAAAATAGGGCAACGATTTTTCGCTGCCCTTTTATTATTTCATTTTTATTCTTAATTTGGATAAAATAACTGTAGGCTTCATTCCTTTTGGCTTTAGGTTGTATTTCCTTACCTTGGACCTTAATTGTGTTTTATACTGAATATGTGGTATATTTTCTGAAAATAAAAAGTCATGGTTTGTTTTTAATACAACAGGACCACGGCAGGAAATTTTTATGTTATTATTAGTCAATATTGTCATCATCACTGTTTATTATATCTATATTATCAATAAGGTCATCTATTGCACTTTCATCACCCTTTTCAACTAATTCTATATCATATAGTTCAATTCCCATTGAAGAAAGGTTATTTTTAACTGTATCATATTCTTCCCCGAATTTAAAAAATAATGGCGCATCATTAAATTCCACCAAATTTTCCGATATTTCAGAAAAGAATAACGGTATTATTCCATCAATGCAATCTTGCATGGAAAAACAATAATTTTTCTTTGCCAGTTGCATCTCTTTCGGCATATTAACCTTGCAAGTCTTGGATAAACAATTTATATCAGGCTGTAAATCAGGTACAATACCCGCTGGTGCAACATTAAAAAAGTCACCCCACACACTGTCAGGGTCAACGGTAAAATCAAACCTGTATATATATTGTCCGTCAATTGTTCTTCCTATATAATCAACAAATGCTAAATATTCTTCCATGTTTTGTCCTTTAATTATTTATTTCGGACCAATGTAAAAGGCCCATTTCCCAATATTTATATTTCTTATTCCGTGTGTTTATCATTTGAACACCCCACGTCTTTTCTATACCTGTTATTGTTTCATAAAACAAACGATTTCCACGGTATATCGAAGCGGTATTAGATTGTATTCCCCCAAGGTATTTATGACCTTTTTTAAATTTAAAAATAACCTTATATAATCCAATAAGTGAAAATACAAATTTAACAATATGATATTTTATTTTCTTTAACATACAAAAATTATTTTTAAAAATTATACCGTCAAATGGCCTTGACTTATATTTTCAAATGGTCTTGTATCGCCATAATATATTCTATAGCCATTAAATATATTGATTTGATAATCAATACTTCTTGGCATTATTTCCCAAGTTTCACTGACATTTATCTCCAAAGTATTCAAATGAAAAGACATACTAGGCATCATGGTATCTTCTTTTTAAACTACCGCGTCTATGGCTTAATCCTCCGCGTTTAAAATTATTTTTTCTATATTTTTCAACTTTATTTTCCGTAATCTCCTATACCTAAAAACGCTCTATGGTATCTATCACTTGGAAACGTCGTCTTTCTTCTTTTCTTTTCTTTCAAACATTTTCTCAATAAAATATGAAGTTACCATGGCACAAATTTCTGCTTCTTTATCAATCTTCTTAACATAATTATTAACATAAAAGTTATTCCACATTAATTGATAATAGTATCCGATTTTTTTCATAACTTCCTCAAAATCAAAATCTAAAAAATCATATTTTCTCTTGACAAGACGGTAAATTAGGGGATAAACAAGATTAGCGAAATTATTTTCCATGTCTTCTATAACAAATGGTTCTTCTTCAAAATAATCCTTTGCCTTGTCATACCATTCAACAGCCAAATCCTTTTCTTCTTCGGTCATATCCTTGAGTACTCCGATTTGTTCCCATATTTCACGGGATTTATTCTTAGCATTTGTGCTATCGTCTTCAATTTCACTTTCAGTTGGTTTGCAAAAATAATCTATTACACTTTGTATTGCTTTTTCCTCAATTTGAAAATAATAATGTTTAATTTCTTCACCCTTATAGAAGAAATGATTTAAAATATTTTTCTTATTGTTTTTGTAAAACTTCAAAATGGCTTTATAATCAAAATCACTACTTGGCCAATCACCGTATTTACAAAGTACATGGTATACAATTTCAAAAAGCACATAAAAATCAGGGTCTAAATTATCATCATACAAAGCCATCATTCTCAAGTTATTAAGATATGAGCAACATTTGTCATTTTTTATATTATAGTCATCCCCACTAAGAAAAAGACCATTCCAATAATCCATTGGAGCCTTTGAATAAAAATAATTTTCCGTGCTTTTGAATATTTCTATTAATTTTCTAAATTTTTCTTTCATTTTTCGTCTTCTTTTTTAATTATTTGATTTATATTCAATTCTTTTCTTATAACTAAATTCCACATTTTTTCATATTGCGTGTCATGGAATATTTGATAGTAAATGTCAACATCTCTTTTTTGGCCAATTCTATAAATTCTGTCTTCATATTGCTTTAGATTTCCAGGAACATAATCCAAATCGTTGAAAATAAGTTTATTTGAACAAGTAAGTGTTATACCTACACCAGCGGCAATCAATTGGCCAAGAAATATCATCTTATTCGGGTCATTCATAAAGGCTTCCTGTGCCATATCTTTTTGTTTTGCTGTCATTTTTCCATTATACACAACACATTTGTCACCATAATATTCTTTCAATCTATATAATTCTTCGTCATAACAAGTTGCAATTACAACTTTGTTACCATTTTTTATGAATTCATCAGCAAGTTTTATGGTATTCGGAATCATTTCATTTGAACAATATTTTCTGTAAACGGCGCCCTCTAATAAATCTTTATTTAATTCTTTTGACGGGTCTAATTCAAGTTGTGCCGCCTCATACTCTTCCCAAAGTTTTTCATATTCCTTTCTCTGTTTTTCATTAAAGTCATAAAACAATTCATGGACATATTTATTGGGTAATTCATTGGAAATATCCTCTTTTGTTCTTCTTAAATATACATCGGATACTTTTAATTTTAATTCTTCAAGGTTAGTTGCATCCTTGATTAAATTAATTTTTCTTGCATTTGCATTGACATATTCTTTAAGCTCATCCCTCTCTTTTGAATTAAGTTCGCCCCAAGATGTTGGCGGATTAGGCTTGTTATCTCTCTGATATTCACGCTTTTTCCTTTCAAAAAAGATTTTACTCCATTTTTCCTTTTCACCCTTTGCAGGAATTTGCATTCTTCCACAAAATCTATCCATGTAATAATTCCAATCATTTGCAACATCGTTTCCGATTAATTTCAATAAACAATAAAAATTCTTTGGATTATTCGTAACTGGTGTACCTGTTGCAAGATATATACTATGCGGATTGGCCTTTCTTATAAAATCATTTATAATCTTATATCTGTCGGAATCTGAATTTGATAGTCTATGTGCCTCATCAATAATAAGTAAGGTTTTCTTATTCATGGCATATTGTAACATAGGACTTTCTTCATAGGCTTTTTTTATATTTTCAGCACTTCTTGTTTTTGGGAATTTATAAAATTCATCAAGAATATCAAAATTGACAATAACAAATCTATTATTTTCCCATTTTCCACGATTTTTGGCTTCTTCAAGCAATTGTTCACGCTTTAAACCCGATTTTCCGACACTATAGCCAAGTAATTTTTCCAATTCAGGCTTGGTTTTATCATTAACACCTTCAATTATTGAAATATCTTTTTCAGGAACATACCAAAGTAATTCATCTTTCCAATTGGTTTTTAATGAAGCGGGACAAATTATTAAAACTGAGTCAAAATTACCCTCAATTGCAGCAACAGACAATTCGGTGGTATTATGTGTAACTATGTAATTTTTACCCGTCAAATAAGTATGTTCGTCATAATCAACCATAATACATCTTGCATCTTCATTTTTATGATATTCTGCTGATACAATATATTTAGAGCAATATTTTAAATATGTAGGATGGTATTTTTCTGATTTTCTTGTTAAATAAAATGGATTTTCTTTTATTTGTATTCTTACTTGATATTCTGTGTTTTTTTTGCTTTTATGATTATATTTTCCAATTCTTGCAATTCCTCCAAGCGAAAAAACAAGTTCAGCGACATCATTTGCTAATTTTTCTGAATTTGTGGAAAAAGATATTCTGTTGTTTTTTCCAATTGTACCATCTGAATCCATTAATCCTCTTAATAAATCTAAGCGTTGTGAAATTGAGCCAAGTTTATATTCGGTTGGAATAAACTTATCATTTCCTTTTACATTTAGCCCTAATCTTTTTATTTCAGATATGTAATCATTCCTAAACTTTCTAACTTTATGCAATATTCTATATCTTGGACAATTTGTACTTCTGTCTTCTTTTAGAAACATATCTTCCCTAAGCAATGCTTCAATTCTATTCGCTGTTTCTTTTTCATTATCAGGTATTGAAATATTTATTCCGTTATTGCACAAATTTCCATCTCCAATGCACATTCCTAATATATATGGATGAATTAAGTAGTCTTTTTCTTTATATTGGACTGGTAATGTAACTGGTATTTCATACTTATTTCTTGGATTTAACCCAATTTTTACCCTACTTTCATCTGTATATTGTAGTTTTGATTCTATTAATTCTTTTAATGACATAGTTTTCCACCCCTGTTTCCTTTTTGCCATATTTTTAGTCCTAACTTTCCATAAATGGTCAAGGCCGCAGTAAGAAAAAGTACCATCACTAAATGTTATTTTATAAATTTCTTTATCTTTATGTTCGAATATTTTTGTTATTGGATGTAAATTACCATCTTCACCAAAGACCATATCACCAATTTTTAATTCTCCAAAAGTCTTAAACCCATTTTCTGTTGGAATTAATGATGATATTGGCTCCATTTTTCCTAATCCCATGTCATCTGCCAAAATACATTTTTTCCTGTGTAATAAAAATTGTACAGCCTCTTTTTGATGCAATTTCAATCTTCTATTAGGGTCTTTTATCATTGATAAATTGTCATAACGGTCAAAATCGACCTGAATTTCATGATAATCACCAATCAAAAAGTTTCCAAGTACAGCTTTCTTTGGTAAGAATATTTCCATGGTTTCCATATTCTGCCTATATTTTACAGTACAATGAAAAGAAACCGATGTTTCACCAAAATATGTAAAAATTCTTAATTTTTGAGGAATAAATTCAATATCATAGTCATTTTTTAATTTCTCACCATACCAATCGGTTATGGAAATGTTTTTATTTATGACTTTTGGTGAAACGGTGTTGTTTTTCAATATATATTCAACCACATAATTGTTTAATATATCGGTTTTGTGGCACAAAATCACATCCCTCTTCAACCTGAGAAGATACGGATTCTGTCCACTGTAGTTTTTCAATATATCAATGGCATCGTTTTTTTCTTTTATGGTGTTATACATAAATTTAAAATTATTATTTATAATTTACAAAAAAATTATAAAAAAGTCAATTAAAAGAGCACTATTACTAGTAAAACTAGAATATATTTTTATTATTATATTTATATTTTTTTATTATTTATAATTTTAATTAATATACATGTTACTAGTATTAGTGCTTAAATTGAAAATTCAATTTTAAGAATCAAGAAAATATCATATAAAAGACTATTTATCAATATATCAATAAAGAAAAATTAAAATGGCACTTCAATTCAATCAGTCAAAAAATACCAATAGAATACCGATTACGAGGAACAATAAGTTTTTCGGGATGGAAGATTTTGATTTGGAAATAGGGTTTGCGACAGAATATTTGGAACAAGATGCAAATCAAGAAATTATATTATATCAAGTTGATTTGGAAAAAACAAAAGTAAATGACACATACAACGAAGCCACAAAGGATGCAATAAGGTTTAAAACGCCGGTCGTTCTTCCTGTAATATATGATATAACAGACGCTGAAACGAAAGCATATAACAATAAAATACAAACAGGATTTTATGCAAAAACGGGTAAATTGACATTTAGTGTACTTTTATCAACACTTGAAGAACATCATTGTGATATTTCGAGAGGTGATTATATCGGTATACAGATTGATACAGACCATCGTGAATATTTTACTGTTGTTGATGACGGAAGAGTTAATATGACTTCGAATAAATTTACCATGTTTGGAACCAAACCATTCGCAAGGACTATTGTTGCCGCATCGGTGGATAAAAATGAATTTAATGGATAAATAAAATGAGTAGACAATATAAAAACATATTAAATTTAAAAAGAAAAGCCTTTGGCAATGAAAGACGTAGAAATTTAGCGAAAGAAGTATTGAAAGATGGTACACCTTTACCAAATCCTTTGGAATATGAAGATATTGACAAGGAATTTGAAAGATGGGTCAGAGAAGATTTGGATATTTCTTTTGAAGAACAAAAACTACCGACATATTTAATGCTTTCAAACCAAAGATTTTCAGAATATTTACAATCATGGGAAAATGTTGATGAAAAAAAGAATTTAATTCTTAATTTCAAAGCCATAACAAGGGAAAACAACCCCAAATCAGGAACAATTAACGGTAATACAAGAAACATTCCTGGCAATATTGATTTTTTAATCAATAGAGTTTTTTCAATGGATAGACATGGTAACAGATATTTCATTGATTACCGTATGAAACAGCCAATTTCCATAGATTTAAAGTATACTGTTTCACTTTTCACAAACAAATATCAGTTATTGAATGAGTTTAACTTGATGATGAATGAGCATTTTGCGGCAATAAACTGTTATATAAGACCAAACGGACATTTTATCCCAATGACACTTGATGATATATCTGATGAATCGGAATACAACATAGATGATAGACGTTTTTATTCACAATCATATCTAATTACGGTTAAGGCATATATAATACCAAAGGATAGTTTCAGGGTTATAGAACAGCCAATGTTAAAATTGGAAAGTTTTGACGGAGAGCCACGCATAAAACCTAAAACCATTGTTCAAGAAACTGATTGTGACGAAAATTATAATCCATATGAATATCAGCCAATTGAAATAACTACAATAATACCTGTAGGTTCAACAAAACAGAATTTCAAAATTGACTGTGATTCAGAAATAACAAAAATTTCCATGAAAAATGTGAGATTTTTCGATTTATATATAAATGATGAACTGATAAATATTCAAAAAATATTCAAAAATGATGAACAATTATGCTATCGAGAATATACAGTGAACTTAAGTGATTATTTCACCAAAGAAGAATTAGAACAGTTTAAACTCAATAATAACGACAGTATAAGTTTTAAAAATCTCTCAAGATTCAAAAGCTATGAAGACTCAGAGATTAAATTGATTGGAAAAGATTTTACAAATGTAATTGAAAAGGAAAATTAAAATTAAATAAATAGAGTTTTTTGCAATTTTCATGCTATTTATAAACAAAATAATAAAGTAAAAATAAAGACAATATGATAAGTAACGCAAAAGGCAGACATGTTTCTCCAGGTGTTTATACAGAGGAAAAAGATATTGTTTTCTCAACCAAAAGTCTCGGTATTACAAGTTTAGGACTTGTCGGTGAAACATTATATGGCCCAGCTTTTGAAAACATTGAAATAAGTGAGTGGAACGACTTTGTTGATTATTTCGGTGGTACTTCAAGTGAACTTTACAAAAACACTGGTATGCCAAAATATGAACTTCCTTATATTGCCAAAAGTTATTTAAGCAAGTCAAAGAGACTTAATGTAGTAAGAGTTCTTGGCTTCTCAGGATATGACGCAGGTAAATGTTGGGTTGTTGAAGCAAAACCCGCTGACCAATACGAAGTTGAATTTGAAACAACGGGTGTAACTTTAAGCGGTAGTGTAATATTTACAAATGCAACTACTATGATTGGTGAAGGAGATGATGAAAAACAATATATAAAAATCAAAGTCACCGAATCAGAAAGTTCAACAGCCGTATCTATTAGTGATTATTACTACGTAGAATATAATACAGATGGTTATGAAGGTAAAATGTCGCTTTACAACGATGATAAGAGTCCTTCTGAAGTAACAATAAACTTCAAGGAAAAACTTAGCGATGATGAAAGTACAAAACCATTGGTTATCATTAGAAGTAAAAAAATAATGGGTGGTATAGGTGGTGATATCTGTAATGCAATTGACAGTTGTACAGACATGGTATCAGCAATAACAATTGGTAATTATAACGGTGATACATACACAACATTCTGTCCTAATGATAATAGTAGTAATAATGGTGCCTCGTTGAATGTCGATAAGAAATTAAGTATTAAAGCCACATTAACAGACGGTACTACAGAAGTTTATAATGTTTCATTAGACCCTCGTGATAGTGATAACATTTACCGTGTAATTAGTTCAAGTCCTCAGGATACAAAACAAAGCAGTATTTACATTGAGGCTGTTTATGAAAATGCTTTAGACGAAGCAAACTATATAATCAAAATGGGTGAAGCTAAAATGATTGATTCTGAAGACTATAGTGATTATAAAGGACAATATAGATGTGCTTTAACACCATGGCTTTTGTCAGAAGTGTCTGTGTTAAATACAGAAAAAAGTAATAACAGTGAAAGTGGAACATGTGCTACTGCTTCAAAGGCTGTATCAATGAGAAGACTTTTCAGATTCTTGACAATATCTGATGGTGATGCTTCTAATTTCCAAGTAAAGGTTTCAATCGAAAAAATTGACCCATCAACAGGTACTTTCGATGTTGTTGTAAGAGATTTCAACGATACTGATTCAAATATTGTTGTACTTGAGAAATTTGCAAAATGTTCACTTAAGAAAGGTGACGCATCATATATCGGTTATAAAATTGGTACAAGCGATGGCTTATACGGCAATAGGTCAAAATACATAACAGTTGAAATGTACAGTGATGAAGACATGGAAGGCAGTGTTCCTTGTGGTTTCTTAGGCTATCCAACACCAAATTATGACTGTGGCGTTGCCCCTGAAATCAAATATAGAACAACTTATAACCCAAGAATAAAAGAAAGAAAACAATATTTTGGTTTTTCAAATGTTGATAGTGATATATTAACATATAAAGGAAGATGTTTCTATATTGACGATACAATGACACCAAAATATAATGACAATGGTGAAATGTGTATGTCATCAGGCTTAGTGTTCACCAAAGGTTTCCATATGGACAGTATTTTATCAGAAGATTGCTTAACAATCTACATTGATGGTGAAAATGTATATGATAGGTACACATTTGATTGTGTTTCAACTGATAAAGTAACTTCTGATAAGTTCATACCAAGACTTGTCAATATGAAGTTCAACGGTGGTGGTGACTATATTGACCAAACAATTTACAAGAATGAAAAATTACGTAAATTCACCGTTGGTTTCTATGGCGGTTTTGATGGATGGGATATCAACCGTAACAGAAGAACAAATACAGATGAGTACAATGTAAATAACTATGGTACAACTTCAGCCGGTTATGAAACATTTATCAATGCTGTTGAATATAAATTACCATCATATGTGAATACAAGCGACTATTACGCATATCTTGCAGGTTACAAAGTATTCTCAAATCCACAAGATGTTGATATAAATATATTTGCAACACCTGGTATTGACTGGTATAACAACACATTATTAACCAAAGACGCTATCGAAGTCATAGAAGACCCCGAAGACGGAAGAGGTGGCGACGCATTGTATATAATGAATGCTCCTTACGGTATTAATGATGCCAATGAAATGGCAATGATGTTTAGTGATACAGATATCAATTCATCATATGCTTGTACATATGCACCATGGATACTTTACAAAGACACTGTTAGAAATCAATACTTGTATTTACCACCAACAAAAGATGTTGTAAGAAATATCGCTGACACAGATAACACATCATTCCCATGGTTTGCACCTGCTGGTACAACTCGTGGTGTTGTTGAATGTGAAAAAGCCGAATATAAGACAACACTTGATGACGAAGATACACTTTATGAAAATAGAATTAATCCTATTAAAACATTCGGTAAAGACGGCGTTATAGTTTGGGGTAATAAAACCGCTTATGATGTTGAAAGCCCAATTAACAGAATTAATGTTAGAAGACTTATGATAAGAGTTAAGAAACTTATCACATCAGCCGCTAAACACTTGATTTTCGAACAATATGACGATGCTGTCGAAAAACAATTCAGAGGCTTGGTTGACCCAATCCTTGCAGATGTTAAGTCTAATAGAGGTATTTACGACTACAGAATTCAAACTGAAGTAACACCTGAAACAAGAGACCAACACATTTTACCTGCTAAGATTATGATTAAACCAACACCTGCTTTAGAGTATATTTCAATAACATTTGTTGTATATCCAGAATCGGTGGAATTTACCCAAGAAGATTAAACAAAATAGTTTAATAAACAAAAGTCAGTCTGATAAGGGCTGACTTTTTTATTTTGGGAACTATATACCTGATGGCACAAAATTGGAAAACAATATACCATTTGATAGAAATAAGATTTAAAAATAACGCAGTCCAAAAAGAACTGCGTTTTTATTTTAATATTGCCTTGCATCAATCGCGGCTTTTAACTCATTTAGCAAGGCCTCCCACATTTGTTTAAATCTATTATCTATTTCCAAAGAATAATCGTTTCTACTTCCCCTTTCATGATATTTTACGGTATTTTTATTAAAATCTATGACTATCCCAATCGGAACGCTGTATTGTTAATGAACATTAAATTCAGCTAAATTTTTTCTAGGCAAATCCCAAAACTTATGATGTTTTTTAATCTCGTCATTTTTTGAATGTTTATAATCATAGTATTTGTCTGGTTGTTGGCCTTTCAACATGATTTCTTGTTTAACTATTTTTTCACATAAACTCAAACAAAATTTAAGATGTTTTTCTAAACTTTTTAGATAATTGTTATAACTAATTTCCATTTCATAATTACCATCATTATCTATAGCTTGTGCCGCATCATAATCTACCAATTTTGAACATGCATCTCCTATTAATTTAGCAATCATACCAAATGACAAATTATTTTGTGGTGGGTTATATTCATCAGTAAATATATTATTTTCTAATGAACTAATATCATCAGAATCTTTTTGGCTCATTGTTGGATATGCTTCTTTTAACACCCTTTTTACAGATTCAGTTACTATCTGTTTGAGTTGATTTTCATTAATTCTAATTACTTGTTTTTTATTCATTTTCTTGTATTTATTATTCTTATTCTTTTTATTGTTTGTTATTTGGTTCTCTGTGATGTTCACTGGTAACGATTTATCTTCAGGAACCCCACCTTGATAAATAGTTTGCAGTATTGAAATCAACTTTGGATTACTTGTTTTTTATTCATTTTCTTGTATTTATTATTATTCTCTTTTATTTCTTGATTATTATTTTCTTTTGCTAAATCTAACGCCTCACCTTGCTTTGCGGCTATATCATATAAATATGTGGTTATTGGGTCTGGTAATTTTTTCTGATAATTATTATGGTCATCATCACCATTGTTTCCGAATCTTAAATCTTCAAACTGCTCATAGTCATATGAATCATAAAACTCAACATTTCCTTCAAAAACAGCGGCAATAACAAAAGTAAATGGCAACGGCTCGTTAGGAAGATATATTACAAAAAACAGATACCCCTGTTTTGTATAATCATCGAATTTCCTTTGGGATTTTATGCACCATTGGTTTTGGACAGGAATGCGTTGCACATCTTTGGCATTGTTTAACTTTCCGAATGAGGCTGTTTCATCGCTGTATATCTTGTTCGGAACAATATAATCAAGTTTATATTTGTGAATTGTTTGGTAGAATTCATCAAACGATAGTTTGTTAACATCTATGTTTTTGTTATTGTTCGCAACATAGGTCATCCACTGTCTGAAATAAAAAACAATTTCATTTGAATTGTGACCTTCTTTTACAAATCTACATGCTGATAATAGATATTTTGGAGGAAGACCATTATCCAATAGTTCTCTTACTATTTTTTCGCCATATTTTTGTACCGCTGTGTTATAATTTTCAAATAATTTCATATTTTTGCCATTATTTAATATAAATAGTGTTTAATATGAAATATTTAGGAATTTTTCAAAGATTTCAACCTCTTTTATGTAAGAGACCGCAATTATTTACTAATGTTGAAAACATTAATATTATCATTAATTACAATGAGCAAAATCCTTTTTTAGTAGAACACATAGGAATTCTATTGGATATGTATAGTGATAAAGATAAACTTATTGAAGCATATGATGTGTTTGAATGTGGAATGCACTTTAACACAGACTATGAAACTAAAGAATTTGCAGTATCGTTTGCCCAAAATCTAATTAAATATCGCCGTGAATTTTCTAATTATCATAACAACAAATGCTCACAATGTTAGACCGACATCTAAATTATTGATGTTTTAATCGAATAAACTATAACAACAAACATTCAGTTTGTGCCATCAGGTATATAGTTCCCTTTATTTTTTTATTATTTGTTTTTTGAAAAAATATTTTGTATGATAATATTTATATTAAACTAACAGTAAAATGAGAAAACTTACAAATTTAGAATTTATTACTAAAGCAAAAGAGGTACATGGTGATAAATATGACTATTCTAAGACCGAATATATGAATGCACAAACAAAAGTTTGTATAATATGCCCTGAACACGGTGAATTTTGGCAGAAACCTTATAATCATCTTAATGGCAACGGATGCCCTTCTTGTATAAGACATGAATGGGATACAAAATCCTTTATTGAAAAAGCAAGAAAGATACATGGTAATAAGTATGATTATTCCAAAGTTGAATTTAAAACAACAAGGGATAAAGTGTGTATTATATGTCATGATTTAGATAAAGACGGAAAAGAAATCGGTGAATTTTGGCAATATCCGTTAACCCATTTAAACGGCCATGGCTGTGAAAGAGAACGAAAGGGTATTAAGGAAGAATGCTGGGAAGAAAGAATATGCCCTATTTGTGAAAAAACATTTAAAGAGCGGAAAAAATATGACAAATTATGCTGTTCTAAAGAATGCCGTAAGAAATATATTGAAATACATAAAGATGAAATCAATAAGAAACGTTCAGAAACTTTAAAAGAAACTTTTTCAAAAAAAACTAAAGAAGATTATAACACTGCTCATGAAAAACAGAAAAAAACTTGCTTAAAAAAATATGGTGTTGAGAGTTTTTCTAAAACTGAGAAGGGGCGAAATATTTCAAGAAATAATATGAAAAAAATGCGCAAAATTAATTCAGAAAAAATCAAAAATGAAATTTTAATACCAAAATATCAGGAAATTTGTGAAAATGATGATTTAGAATTAATTGAGTTTAGAAGCCGTTTTGATTGTACTGTAAAATGTAAAAAATGTGGAAATATTTTTACTACGAAAACACTTGGTTATTTAACAGATGATACCATAACAAGAAGATGTAAAATATGTAATCCATATCTTACTGTCCTAAAGAAGGATAATGGTATTGAAAATGAATTTTCAGATTTCCTTAAAGATTGTGGTATTAAATTTTATCAAAACTATAGGGAAATTATAAACCCAATGGAACTTGATTTTTATTTGCCTGACCATAATGTAGCTTTTGAAATTGATGGAATTTATTGGCACTCTGAAATTTATAAAGATAAAACTTATCATTTGGAAAAAACAAAAAAATGTAACGAAAAGGGTATTAATCTAATTCATATTTTTGAAGATGAATGGACAAATAAAAAGGATATTTGTAAATCAAGAATTAAAAACATATTAGGAATCACTGAAAACAAAATATTTGCAAGAAAATGTACAATCTCAAGTGTTTCTAAAAAAGAAGCGTCTTATTTCTTAAATAAAAACCATATACAAGGTTATAGTGTTTTTAAACATGGATATGGACTTTATTATAATAATGAATTAGTATCATTAATGACTTTTGGAAAATTAAGACGAAATTTAGGCCAAAAGTCCAAAGATGGATGCTATGAAATGATTAGATTTTGCAATAAACTCAATACAAATGTTATAGGTGGTGCCAGTAAACTTTTAAATCATTTTATAAAAGAATTTAATCCTAAAGAAATAATTTCATATTCAGACATAAGATGGTCTATTGGTAAATTATATTTAAAATTGGGTTTTAAATTAAATCATGAAACTGAACCAAATTATTTTTATGTTATTAATAATAAAAGGGTTAATAGGTTTGCATTAAGAAAAAATGTGCTTGTTGAAAAATATGGATGTACTAAAGAAGAAACGGAGCACGATTTCTGTATAAAGCAACATTGGTACAGGATTTATGACTGTGGTAATAAAGTATGGTCCATTAAACCCCAACTTGACAAAATTCAAAAATAATTTATATTTTTTTAAAAAAAAAATTGCTTATGAATATAATAGTAACAGGTGGCGATGGCCAATTGGCAAAATGCATCAAAAGCGTTTGCGGAGACATTAGTTCAGATAACAGTTATTTTTTCTTATCAAAGGAAGATTTCAATCTCACAGATAAAAAACAAATGAAAGTGGTTTTTGAGAAAATCAAACCTGAAATTGTTATAAATTGTGCTGCATATACAAATGTGGAAGGCGCTGAGGATAACCCTACAATTGCGAGTGATATAAATTTTACAGGGGTTAGAAATATGGTTAGACTATGTAAAAAGTATGGAAGTTATCTTATTCACATTTCAACTGATTATGTCTTTGACGGAAAGAAGAACAAGCCATATAAGGAAATAATGCCGACAAAAGAGCCATTAAATGTTTATGGCAGTTCTAAATTAAAAGGAGACCAATCTGTTCTTTCATATAAAAAGGGAATTGTTTTAAGAACATCATGGCTTTATTCTGAGTACGGTCATAATTTTTATAAAACAATGCTTGAAAGGATTGACAAGGGAATGGAGACAAATGTAATCCATGACCAAATAGGAACACCTACATATGCAAAAGATTTGGCCAATTTTATTGTTAAAAATCTTATTTCTGATGAAAAATATAAAGAAACAAGGGGGTTATATAACTTTTCCAATAATGGAATGGCTTCATGGTATGATTTTGCTTCGATGATAGAAAATCTCTATAGTATTTTTAAACCGTATATACCTGAAATTGAAGGAAAAAGGTTAAAACATTATATTTTACCCACAACAACAAAAGAATATAAAACAAAAGCAAAAAGGCCCTCATATAGTGTTCTTGACAAGACAAAAATAGAAAGTGAATTTGAAATAAAAATCCCGCATTGGGCTTATTCTCTTTTGGAATGTATGAAAAATGACGGAAATATCAAAAAGGGATGGTAAAATTAAAGGGTGACAGTAAATGCCACCCTTTTTCATATTGGATAAATTGCAATTATTTTACATATTTCGTTGCATTGGTTTATTTTGCATATTCATACCGTTTTGCTGCTCAGGCTTTTTGTCACAAATCTGCCATATCTTTTTTAACAATTGATATTCTTCGCTATCAGGATTATCAGCCAATTGAGCCATGCCTCTTAATGATTTTTTTCTAATATCATCAACAAATTGAGTAACATTTAAGCCCGTTTCTTCTTGTTTTTCCATATGATTATCTTCCATTCCTTCATCATCTGTAATTAATTCTTCGTTGCCGTCCATCATATCATCGTCTTCAAAGTAAATTGATTCATTTATTGATTTGGGCATTCTTGAAACAACATTTTTCATTTGTTTAATATTCTCATTCAA